GTCATGTTCGCATTGGGACTACAGGAACGCTTGATAATATCCAGGTACATAAACTAGTTCTTGAAGGACTATTTGGCCCACCGATTCGTGTTACAAGCACAAAAGATCTAATCGATAATAAAGTGCTTTCTAATCTTGATATCAATTGCATTCAATTGAAGTACGCAAAAGAAGAATGCGATACGATGAAAAGAAAAACATATCAAGAAGAAATAGATTACATTATATCACATGAGAGAAGAAATAAAGTTGCAGAAAAGCTTTGCGCTTCTCTCAAAGGAAATACTTTAGTTCTATTCTCGCAAGTACAAAAGCATGGTCTTCCATTCTTCGAATCGATACAAAAAACTTGCACAGATAAGAAGTGTTATTTTATTTCTGGAATGACTGATGCTGAGGATAGAGAACAAATTCGTAAAATTGTGGATAAGTCAGAAAATTCTATTCTCGTTGCATCTTATGGAACTTGCAGTACTGGCATAAATATCAAGAACATTCACAACATTGTATTTCTTCATCCTTCAAAGTCTGTTGTGCGTGTTCTTCAGTCTATTGGTCGTGGTTTGAGAATGTCAGAAACAAAAGATCGTGTAATGGTTTTTGATTTGGTTGATGATTTAAGACACAAGAAATATCGAAATCATGCATTCAATCATTTTCTTGAACGAATAAAAATTTACGAAAGCGAATCTTTTTCTTTTAATTTAGTCCCGATAGATCTTTGAGGAGATAAATAGTCATATGGAAACTACTTGCAGATTGTTTAAGCTGAGAAGTGGTGAAGAAGTTCTCGGATTATTATCTGGGGAAAATGATTCTACTATTAGCATCTTAAGACCAATGGTGATTAAGACGCATATATCTCCAGATTCTTTTGGAGTAACTAGAGAAATAACACTTCTGAGAAACTGGCTTGAATTTACAGATCAAGAGCATATTGATCTTCCAAGAGATCATGTTGCTTCTGTTTTAATGCCATCTGAGAGTACAGTTGTTTTATATCAAAAGTCTTTGAAGACTGAAGAAAAATATAAAGAATCTCTCAAACAAACAGAAGAAAAAACAAAAGATATAATGGAAAATCCAGAAGGATTGCAGGATATGTTAAATTCATTATTCAATGATATTATTGAAGGTGATATTCAAACAATTGAACCAAAAAATCCTTTGGCAAAGCCACCTTCAATGCCATTTCCTTTTATGAATACAAATACAAATGTAGGAATGTTCTTTTCGATTCCTCCCGATGTATTTCAGGATATGATCGAAAACGGTCTTTTAGATTTTGATATGTTTGGTTCTTTACGCGATGATGAGGAAGAAGATCTTTTGATTCCTGAAATGGAATTCCTCACAGATAAAGAAAAAGAAAAGATGAAAAGAAAGGGAATTAATTTGGAAGACTTCCCTGATGATCCTCGTAAGTATATCGATGATATATCTGAAGATACTAAAGAGTAACTAATTAGTTATAAATTCCCTTGTTGATCGCCTACACAGCGAAGCTTACTGGGAAACCCGAATTTTGTCAATTGATTTTTTCTGGAATTATGATATTATTTGGCAATGAGAAAAAAGAAAAAAATAGAAGAATCTGATGACATAATAGAACCAGATTTAGAGCCAATAATAAAAGAAGAAGAAAATTCGCATTATGTAGATAATAAAGAATTTTTGGCTGAGATGATAAAATGGAAAAAACGATATAATGCAGCTGAGGAATCTGGAAGAAAAAAACCTCCTATTTCAGATTACATAGCAGAATCTTTTTTAAAGATAGCAGAGCATCTTTCCTATAGACCAAATTTTATGAACTATCCCTATAGAGAAGAGATGGTTGGTGATGGGGTAGAAAATTGCTTAATGTATGCTCATAATTTTGATCCAAATAAATCAAAAAATCCCTTTTCTTATTTTACCCAAATCATATACTTTGCATTTTTAAGACGCATAGAAAAAGAAAAGAAGCAGTCTTATATCAAGTATAAGATAATGGAAGATAATGCCGATGAAAAATTTCATCGATGGTTTAAAGAAAATTATTTTGCAAAAGATAGTTCAGTTAGCTTCAGAGAAATTTTTAGTCTTTCAGAAAATGATGTAAATAAATTCGAAGACACAAAAGTTAAAAAGAAGAAAAAGAAAATAAAAAGTCGCAAATGAAAATTGCAATAATTAACGATACTCATTTTGGCGCAAAGAATGATTCTCCAGTTCTTTTAGAACATTTTATTCAGTTCTTTGAAAAACAGTTTTTTCCATATTGTGTAAAACATAATATTGAGCATGTGATCCATCTTGGAGATTTCTTTGATCGTCGTAAGTATGTTAATTTTAATACTCTGAATCAGGTTCGTACTCGCGTTATTGAACCTATGGAAAAAATGGGTATGTCGATGCAAATAATTATCGGCAACCACGATACCTATTTTAGGAATACAAATAAAACTAATTCTCCACAAGAACTTCTTGAAAAGTATTTTCATATTGAAGTGGTAAATGAACCAAAGGAACTTATATACCCAGATGTTTCTATTGGTGCTGTTCCCTGGATGTGCGAAGATAATATGGATGCCTGTGTTGAATTCATAAAGAACACAAAAGCTCATATTCTATTAGGCCACTTTGAGATCGTTGGATTTGAAGTTCTTCGTGGGGTATATCATGATACCGGACTTCAAAGAGAAATGTTCGATAAGTTTGAAACTGTTATGTCTGGGCATTTCCACCTAAAATCAAGACACAAGAATATCGAATATCTTGGTACTCAGTATCAAATGGGATTTACAGATGTCAACGAACGAAAAGGATTTCATGTCTTTGATACCAAGACTAGAGATCTAGAATTTATCCAAAACACAGAAGAGTTGTTTCATAGAATTGTTTATGATGATTCTCTATCTGATGAACTTGAGAAACTTGACTTTCCGAGTTTCAAAGATAAGTATGTGCGGCTGATTGTCCAGAGAAGAAATAAGCCAGTATTTTACGAAAAGTTCATGACGAAGCTGAATGAAGCCAAACCATATGATGTAACTGTAGTAGACGAAGAAATTGAAATAAATTATTCGTCTATTGATATTGATATGAATATGGATACAATAACGATGATCTGCAAAGAGATAGATGATCTATCCGAGATCACGAACAAGGACGATATTAAGAACATCATTAAAGATCTTTATCAAGAATCCCTTACCATAGATGATTAACTTTAAAAAGATTAAATTCAAGAATTTCGGCTCATTTGGAAACACCTTTTCTGAGATTGATTTCCAGAAAAGTCAAACAACTCTTGTCAGCGGATCAAACGGAAACGGTAAGTCGTTTGCGTTTCTTGATGCAATTACATTTGCCCTCTTTGGCAATCCTTTTAGAAACATCAATATACCGCAACTTGTAAATAGCGTAAATAAAGGTAAGTGCCTAGTCGAACTAGAGTTTGAGATCAACAAGACTGAGTATATGATTCGGCGCGGCCTTGCTCCAAAGATCTTTGAGATCTATAAGAATGGGGAGATGATAGAGCAAGCAGCCAAGACTAAAGATTACCAAGATATGCTTGAGAATCAGATACTCAAGATGAATAGAAAGACTTTCATGCAAGTCATTATTCTTGGTAAATCTTCGTTCGTTCCTTTCATGGAATTACCTCCGGCTGATCGTCGCCAGGTCATCGAAACTATCCTAGATATTGATGTCTTCTCGTCAATGAACTTGATACTAAAGGGCAAGCTTTCACAGATAAGGGAGAGTATTAAGATTAATAAGCTTGACCAAAGAGTTATAGACGAAAAGATAAAACTTTATGAAACTAATCTCAAAAATTTACAATCCAACATGGAGAAGAGCCTTGAAATGTTGGAAAATAAAATTAAAGAGGCGACTGAAGAGATTGATGGATCTAAACGAAAAATTAAGATTTTAAACAAAGAAATCCTTCAGGAAGGTAAGAAGCTAGAACAATATAAGATTACAGACGAAGATTTGGCTCTTTTGAGAGAGAAGAAGGCCGATCTTACTGTTAATATCAATACCATAAATGAAGAACTGGAATTCTTTAATAATAATGAGACTTGCCCAACTTGTAAGCAAGCCATTGAAGAATCCCATAAATGTTCTATTGTTTCGACCAAGAAAAATAGACTAGCCAAACTAGGAACCAATGCAGAAGAGATTATTAATTCAATAGCTTGGCATAACGATATTTTAACTAAGAGCAAAGAAGTCCAAGAACGAATTAAAGAGCTTGTTAGAGAGGTCAAGTCACTTGAACGAGAAGTGGCTAGTCTAGAAAAGGTAAAGGCTGGCTATGAAGCTGATAAGTGTTCTGTAAACGAAGATCAGATAGCTTCTACAAAAGAACAG